CCTACAGTGGCATCATAGCGGTCAGAGCCGATCAACTGCCATGTAGAGCCGTTTATCAGTTCAATGAACATTTCCTGTTCTTGTGTGGTCTTGCGTATTTCTTTTGGGAATGTCTCATCAATGCGCCGTTTGCCTGTGTGCGGGTTTACCGCTGTCCAGATAGCTTTGCGGGCTTGGGAATATTCAGGCAGGCAATGCCAGTATGATGCCGGGCGCTCTAGTGCTAGGTCACGCGTGACGTTCAAGGCAATCTCGTCCTTGCCCCACCGCCTGTGGGCTATCTCAATAAGTCGCTTGCTTTTGCCATTGCGCCACGCCTCAAAGAAAGGGGCTTGGTACTTCCTGACCCTAAAGACGTGTTCCACTATTTCTCAATGACCGTCTTAAACACAATCTCGACTTCGCCGTTTTCGCCGCTGCCGTTGATTGTGACGTTAGCCATATCTGGCAACACCTTCTTTAAAAGAGCAATACCCGCAGTAACTTGAGTTGAGGTCATGTCTTGCTTACCGTCAACGTGCTTAATTAAGCTGCTTAGAATATTACTGTTTTGTATTTTAACCCTGTGCGCGTCACTCATCACAAAGCCGGGTGTTCTTCCGCGTTTAGCCGCCATCTTATAGCCTCCTGCCCTTATGGGGTCTTAGCTGTTTCGGGTGTTACTTTATAACAAAAGCAAACGCAGGGCAACAGTTACACTTATCCGGCATTGTTTGGATTAGCAGGTTGATAGCCTCGTCGAAGCCTCTGCCGTCCTTGTGGTGCTGTATAGCTTCCCACACGTCCCGCATAGATAGGTCTTCGGCCATAGCGTTTGCAAAGCCAGCCACGTACCAGTCTGCGTCTGATGGTTCCCAATACTCATCCATTGCAGACCTCCTGTTGCACTGCCCCATACTAGCACTCTTGGCGGTGCTTTGTATAGGTTTGCAGGGTCACTACCAATGCCTAAGCACGGAAGGTGGATCAGATAAGGTCTATCCCGTCCACGGTAGCCCCTGCTGCGGGTCTTTACGACGCCAAGAACCCGCTGGGCTGTGGTGTTAGTCTACCTTTCGCCATCCATAGTGCCATGCGGCCAATATGCCAATCCAGACACCGCCCAGAATAAGCCACAAGTCGCGAATTAACGAAGCATCCCACCACAAAGCAGAAACGCCAAAAATAGGAAGGATGTAATGCCAAGTCGGTTTTTCGCCATGCGCTATCATGCTGTCACATCCCAAGGCATAGGCACAAGCGTTACTCTAGCTGTGCTGTGGAAGTCGTTACCGCCTGCTGCGCGAATGCCCTTGCTGCCGTAACCGTAGCCACGCAGATAAGCATGCCCGCCGTCTGGTTTCTTGGTCATTTTGTTTTCACCTTTAACGCCTTGAAGGCTTCGTATTCCAGCAATTCGGCCTCTGTGGCAAAGTATTGCATCAGGCTAGATGACTTTCCACCGGACTTAAACACAAGGTCGCGTGTGTATAGCCATGAAATGAAGTTTTTGAAGTCATGCGCCCCTAGCCCTGCGCCTTGCTTGATTGCCAGCGATTTGCAGCCGGGGTTCTTTGCTATCCATTTGCGCAGAGTATAAGCGCGGTGTCCAATGTCATTTGAGATAGGCATAGAGCGCGGGGCCTTGCCCTCGTGCTTCCCATCATTGAATTGCGTCAGCATTGAGGCATAGGCATCCTCACTGCCCGGTATGGTCACTTTGGCGCGGTCCCGCACCTTTGCGGCCTTTTCGTCTTCCAAGTCTTCTAGCATCATCTTACTATTCCTTTATCTCGCCCAATACAATCTGCTCATATTCCCAATCGGCGCGCGCCTTTGCAGAGATGAATGTAGAAAGTTCCTCACCTCGCCTGTTGTCCCGCCAGAATAAGAAGTACCCACCGCGATCCTTGAAGCGATGTATCTCAAATTCGCCGATAATAGATGACGCGACAAACCACTCGCCGGGGGCCAGAATGCCGCCAACCTCAGTGGATGCAAAGTCACGTTTCTTAAAATCAAGGCTGCGAACTTCCATCACTCGCCCTCCTTAGTTGCTGTTTGCGTTACCGTGGTTGCGCTGGCTGCGCCCGCCTCGGTCATTCTCGGCGTTGTTGTTTGGCCCAGAGTTACCCGGCGCTGATTGGTCGCCATTACCCCATCCGTTGTTGCCCTTCACACGATCCGGCTTGTCAGGATTGCTAGGGTTATCAGGCTCGTTAGGAGTATCAGGAACGTCAGGGGCATCAGGTTCTTCATGCGGCGGTTCCTTTGGCGGCTCGGCTACAGGCGGCTGTGGGTCGTTATCATCGCTGTCATGCACTACATGCCGCGCTATGGGGCGTGGTGACGTAACTGGCGGCTGGCATAGTTCTGGCAGTTCCGCGACCTCGCCCCATTTGTCGTAAGGGATAGCCTTCCTGTCACAGACAAGCGTGATAGGCTGCGCACATGCTGCGATAAATGGCAGTGCCGCGATTGTTATAATTGTTAGCTTCATTATCTCATTGTTCCCATCATTAGAGCGATTACGACCACAACGGCCAAGGTTGCGAGTGTCCGTGTCATTAGCTTGGCTCCCATTCCACTGTCGGGTTTTCGCCTGTTGGGTCACAGGTGATAACGTGACGGCCAGAAATGCCAAAGTCCCGATATAGCGTCCGGCGTACAGGCTCGGCCTTAACTCGGTAAACTGTGCGGCCATGCCAATTTGGGAATTCTACATGAAGCCAATCTAATCCGGCAAATGCCTCAAGTCCGCACCCAGCTTCCCATGCAGCTTGCAGGGCGTTTTTGGTGTCTTCCTCCAGCAAACCATAGGGTGTTGTGATTTGAGATAGGTTTTCTAAGGTCATGTCGTTTCCTTCCGTGTTTTTTTAACCCAAGCGTCAGGTGTAAAGTGCAAGTGCTCCAACCGCGTAGCTACAGCATAGGGCTTGGTGTGCTTGCCGGACTTGCGTTGATAGGTCAAACTGTCGCCGTGCGGATCAGCTTCACGCATATAAGCCTTTGCTTGGCTCAATGTCCCAAAGTGCTTAAAGATACCCATGTCGTTTCCCTCCGTGTGGTGTGTTTCTATAGGTATCATACACCTTGTTGACACCCACGCAAGCCCTAATTGACAGTCTCGTTTGTTTTTTTCACAACGCGGGACAGGTCCGAAACCATAGCCACGATACGCACGGCATCGATTTGTGCCTCGCGTTCTGGGGTGGCCGTTGCAAAGTATGCGTCTAGTAGCGACCGGGCAGACGAATTGTGCGCCCGGTTTAATATCCGCGCAATCTGCGTTGCGTCCAACCCCCTAGCGTCCAGTAGGACAGCTACAGCCTGACGCGCTGGCATGAACTTGCGCTCTCTGCTTTCGCTTAGAAGGTCAGACACGCTAATGCCGTGAACCCGCGCAGATGCGTTTATAATTTCATCACTCATGGCTTGGCCCCCAATGCAGAACAAGCTGCGTCTATCCATCTGTCAATTATAAACTTATAGTTACCGCCCAATGCTTCGTGTGTTTTCCGCGCCCCTGCCATAATTTGCAAAGCCTCGGTCAGTTCAGCAATGCGGGCTTGCAGTTCTTGCACTGTGTCGTCGTGGTGGTACAGCATCTTATTCTCTACCACCCAATCTTCAGACACGTCCCATTCACCCGCGCCGTGCTTCCACTGCGGATCGTCGTGCGGCGGTGCAGCGTATATGATCTTTGGTGCGTCACTCATTTTCTTTCCTCTCGTTGTGTTGCATCAGTGCGTTTTCTGCGCTCACTGGTTCATCCTTTTCACTGAAAATCCAGCATCAGCCAAAATCGCTTCGGCCTGCTCTTTCGTCACCTTGGTCTTCGGCTCTGGCGCTGTTTCCTCTTGCCGCATTTCAGCCGCTACCCGTGCGCCACGCTTGGCTTTGCAGATTGCTAAGATATGGCCGGGGTTTGGCTTCTTGCTTGGGTTGTCGTTCCGCCACTTGCGCAGCGCCCATAGAACCTGCTCGCCCGTCCAGTCTTGCAGCGCATCGGACCAGTCCGCCAAGATACCCGCTTTGATGTGGTCAGGTGGTCTGCTGTCCCAATACCCGTCAAGAATTACCTCAACGTCAAAAGCAATCGCCGCTCGGTGTTCTTGCAGCTTTTGCGGCGAAAGAGATTGCGCGTGTTGTGGCGTGACTGTCGGAAGCCCTGCCGCCTTGATTATTTCCGTTGCCATTTTTAATCCTCCAATACCAGTCTGCCTTGATGGTCTGCCAGCCATGCTCTTGTGCAAGGTCTAGCGCCTCTGTGGCGTCCCCGTTGTCTGCGTTGATGTTTCTTAGCGTGGCTGCGATTAGAACCGCTGCCCGCTCTGTTAATGGCTTTTTGATAGCCTTGCGCCACTTTATGAAGCTGTCTACCGCGTCGGCGTCAGCATAGTGGCTTAGAATGTCCGCTGGTGTTTCAAGCATCACTTCGAGCCATTCCTGAAAACCAAAACATTTTGGTGAACCTTTACCAGTTTTTCGGTTTTCATGTTTCCACCCGCCCGCATCATGGCCGTGCCTATCTGATTTAACAATATCGCTTCGTTGTAAAATCCCATGCCGCAACCCATAAACGCCTTAATCGTGTCAGGAATAAATCCAATATAGTTTCCTTTTTTGTCGCGCACCTCGCCAACAACAAAGCAAGCATACCCGCCAGCCTTTAAAAGCCCACAAGATTTTGCAATTATTTCGGAATATGCCGCCATGAACTTGTCATAATTCATGTTGCTTATATCTCCGTCAAGGTCGCTATAAACCTCAAGGTCAGCATATGGAGGGCAACTGAAAACAAAGTCAAATTCACCTGACATTTCGTCAAGCATCTTGTTGCTGTCTCCAACATACCAGTTTGGCTGATTGTTCACGGCAAGAATATCCGCCGCTTGTTCGCGGTTGCTGTCAATCTGTTCCTGCCTAATATCAATGCCTGTGTATTTGTAACCAAGATAGTTAGCAACAATGCCACGCACACTGCCACCCGCAAACGGGTCAAGTATTCTCCCGCCTTCTGGGCAAAACCAATGATACAAAACCTCACACAAAGCCGGATCAAAAATAGACGTGTTGTTCATTGTTACTGGTTTTCCGGCAAAGGTATTTTCTTTTGATGCTGAATTGAACGTTGTGGCCGTCCTTCCGACCTCACTAGCAATGCCCTTGCTAACCCAAGTCTGTTTGCGTTTTTGCCAACTACCAGTTTTTGTGTCTAAGACTGAAAATGGCGGCTCAATAAAGCGGTCCCGCAAAATTGGGTCGGCATGGATAACCTCGCCAAACAAGTTTGTTTCTAAGTCATTCATTTCGTTTCCTTCCGTTAAATTACAGTTGATAGCTTAACCGCTTTTTTTTGTTGTTCAAGTCACTTCTTTTGTTACAGTCTCTTAGCTTTAGACACAGGCCCACACCCGTTACTGCCCCCGATATACAGGGCAGCACCTAACGCCTCCAGAACCGTATCCATGCGATGCCTTTTCTCGGTGGCCAGCCGCTGCCCGTTGGGTTTTCTCCAACCCCGCTTACGCGGTCCCCGTTCTTAGACGGTGGGTTTGTTATCGCACTTCGCGTGCAGTCCAGTTAGGACCGATCTGCACAGGGTCGGGTGATATCCCCGGTTCTTAGTCTATTGATTGGGGTTCATAAGACAAAAACCACATCACCTTGCTTTGAAAGTGCCAAAAGTCAGGAAGGTTCTAGTTGCAACTCATTCGCATTTGCGATACATTTGCTGTCGATGACACACGGAACCGTCCAAAGTTCGTGTCATCCAAGGCGGCGCTAGAGATTAACTTCTCGCGCCGCCGCTTTTTCTTCTACAGCATGGATGGATTTTCTACAACGGTTTTTAATTGAACAAGCGTTCAGTTAACCTAGATCAAACCCGTCCTGCGTTGGTTGCGCTATAGGTTCCACGAATAGGTCAGGCTGTCTTGTGGCCTCATCTACGCGCTTGCAAGCTATGTCGAAGTAATCCTTGTCTAGTTCTATGCCTATGCCCTGACGGCCTAGTTTCTGGCAGGCCACAAGCGTTGTGCCGCTGCCCATGAATGGGTCCATGATTGTTTCATTGGGCAATGACGCGCGGTTTACTATCCATTCCATGACATAGAGCGGCTTTGGGCAAGGGTGGCCGTTCTTTTCAGATGGGCGCGTTGTAATGATGTGCTTGGGTTGTATAGTTAAACCTACTCTTGGGTCGCGCCCATAGAACAAGATGGGCTGTGAAGTGCAGCGGCCCCATTGGCTCAAACCTGTTGCTGCCGGTTGGTACATTATGCCCATGTCGTCAGGTTTAGGATACTCAAAAGCGTGTTGATTGCCCGGCGTTATTGCCCCACGTCCAGACATAGACAGCGCCATAGACACTGCTGCAACAGAAACATCGCGCAAATATTCCAAGGTGTCAGGAAAGGCATCTGAATACTTTGTTTTATCGCTTGCCTTGCCGATTGTCCCGCTGCCACCATTAACCCCATAAGGTGG